ATCTTCTACGAGAAGATGTTCCAAGCCGGTAATAAAATGGCTGAAGTTCAGGTAACCGGCGATGGTACTTCACCACTGCGTAACGGTCTTGCTGTACCGGGCACCCTTGCTGGTTTCCGCTGCTACAAGTCCACCGCACTCAACTCAACAGCAGGTACCGATCAGGTAACTCTGTCTGGTGTGGCAACTGACGCCTCTGAGAATGTTATTCTCGCAGGTCACATGTCGTCCACCTCCACTGCTTCGCACATTGCTAAGACCGAAGTGGTTCGTTCAACTGAGTCGTTCTCTGACGTAATTCGTGGTCTGCACGTTTTTGGTCGCAAAGTTCTGCGTCCAGAAGCTGTCGTTCGCGGCGTCATCGACTTTGCGTAAGGGGAGATATATAAATGGCTACTTATGATCGTACCGTTACTGGTGGAGGAACCGTTGGTCATCCGGCTAACCTGCCTCGCCCGTATGTTATCACCTCTCCGGTCTACGACGCGGTTGATAACACGTCCCTCGCTGGGGCTGATATTGTCAAGATGATCGATCTGCCTGCAGATACGATGGTAATCGGCGGCGCTCTTGAAGTCCTTGAGGCTTCGGGCAACTCCTCCGTGACGCTTGACGTAGGCACCAGCACTGACGTTGACTCACTGGTTGACGGCGGCGCAAGTAACGCTGCTGCAATCATCCAGTTCAACCTGAAGGCTGCAGGCGTGAATATGGTCACTGCTGCTGACTCTGTTCAGGTGACTGTGCTTGACTCCGGATCATCCGGCACGACTGCACTGCGCTTCCGTGTACACGCCGTCGTATGCGACGTGTCACAGAATCCTACTGAGTCTGCTACAGTTTCGACTGGCACATAATAATCTTGGGGGCAGGGCAACTTGCCCCCTTTACTCCTTACTCAATTCATGTTATAAGCAATAACCTTTGCGGGGGATACACCTATGGCACCTAAAGCACCAGCCAAACCAAAGAAGAAGAAGTCAGGCAGTCCTACGCCTAAAAACAAGGCTCTCTACTCACGTGTAAAAGCAGAAGCAAAGAAGAAATTCGATGTTTACCCAAGCGCATACGCAAATGCTTGGCTTGTTCGTACGTATAAGAAGCGTGGTGGGACGTACGCCTAATGGCTAAACCAAAGGGCGGCTTAACGAAATGGTTCAAAGAAGACTGGCGGGATGTAAAGACCGGCAAGAAGTGTGGTCGTTCCGGATCAGAAAAGAAGAAGCGGCCCTATCCTGCATGTAGGCCAGCCAAAGTGGCCAAGCGCATAACCAAGAAAGAAGCAGCAAAGAAGACCGGACCACGCAAAGTGAACTGGTCTGTAACAGCTTCGGGCAGAAGAAGGAAGAAGTCCAGTGGCAAAAAAGCCTGACAACATGCCTGCCCGCAACAAGAAGAACTTTCGCCCTACCAAGAAGGGTGCGGGTATGACGAAGGCTGGGGTGGCTGCATACCGCAAGAAGAACCCCGGCAGCAAACTCAAGACTGCAGTGACAGGTAAAGTAAAACCCGGAAGCAAGGCAGCAAAACGTCGCAAGTCATTTTGTGCCCGCTCTGCAGGACAGATGAAGAAGTTCCCGAAGGCAGCGAAGAATCCGAATAGTCGTCTTCGCCAAGCACGGAAGAGGTGGAAATGTTAAACCTACTGATAGGTCCGATTTCTGAACTAGCTGGCACATGGCTACAGGGTAAGGTCGAAAAGACCAAAGCCGAAACAGGTGCGAAGGTCGCGATGGCAAAAGCCGAAGCGGTCATCATGGAAAAGAAAGCAACAGGTGAAATAGACTGGGACTTAGAAGCGATCAAGGGTAGTCAGAACTCGTGGAAGGATGAGTGGCTGGTTATCCTGTTTTCGGTTCCCCTGATCCTAGCATTCATACCGGGTATGGAAGATGTCGTCTCACACGGATTTCAACAACTGGAGCAAATGCCTGAATGGTACCAGTACAGCTTGGGCGTTATTGTTGCTGCAAGCTTTGGCGTACGAAGCGCAACGAAGTTCTTCGGAAAGAAATAGGCGTGGCTGACGTAACATTCGAACGCATCTCGAAATGGAAGCTACTGCCCCGCTTTATGATGCTCGTGATGACACTGATGAGTTGGCGTTGTGCAGAGTGGTTTATGAACTTGGACAGCCCCACTGCAGCACAGTCCGCATTTGTAAGCGTTGTAATGGGAGCCATGACAGGTGCGTTTGGTATCTGGATGGGAGGAGAAAACAGAAATGAAACGAGTTCCAAAAAAACCTACGAAGAAAGACCTAACTAAGCGGCAAAAAGAAACTATGAAAAAACATTCTAAGCATCATAGTAAAAAACATATGGCCGCAATGAAGAAGGACATGCTAGCAGGTATGTCGTTTACAAAGGCTCACGTACGAGCCAAAAAGAAGGTTGGTAATTAGATGAAGTATAACACTTCTCATTTTCTGGACAAACTGATTGCACATGAGGGCATGGTCCTTACCGTCTATCAGGATACACTGGGTATCGACACAATCGGTATCGGACGCAATCTCAAGGATCGTGGTATCAGCAAAGAAGAACTGGATCACATGGACATTCCATCTATGGCTGTTGTGTACGATCATGGTATCACAGAGGCTGATGCCCGCTACCTTGCTATGAACGATATGAAGATCGTCGAGGACGAACTGTGTCGCGTACACGAGTGTGTGAAGGACCTCGACTCCGTTCGACAATTGATCCTGATGGACATGGCCTTCAACATGGGTGTCCCCCGTCTCTGTAAATTCAAGCGCATGTGGAATGCGATACACGAAAAGAAATTCGACGCCGCTGGGCGGGAGATGCTC